ATCAACGAAATACTGTTTTACGATTTCAAACGGTGTTTGTTTTTCTTGCGGCATCTGGCTCTCACTTCCTGGCGCATTCGCGCCTCTTTGGGAACGAACAGATGTTCCAAGTACGGCCTCATGTATAGGTGCTGTTTCGCTTGCGCTTTCAGTTCGTTCAGGACTTCCGGCGATACGGGTATCGCCGGGGTCCTCAATTTGGGTTTCATGTTTGCCAGGCTCCTTTACCCCGAGAAGCATTGCTTCGAGGGGTGTTAGTTGGGATTGCGGGGACGATTCCGTTTCGGCTGCATCCTCGGGACGGTTGCCAAATCCTCGAACAGCGCCACGATCAGCGTCTGCGCCGACATGCCCATCTGTATCTCCGGGGCGATCCGCTCGATTCGCGCCTTGATCGCGCGCTGTTGTCTCGGCGTCAACTGGCGGAAGGGATTCACTCTCTTCGACATCGGGCGGCTCCTTTAGGATTTGGGACGAGGTTTCGATTTCTTCTTGTTCGCGTGATGGATTAGCGTCATCGGTGGATTGGTCATCATCTCCATCGTGTACGGATGGCAGGCGATGGCCCTGAGTAGATCGAATGCCTCCATCCGCGTAAATTCCATCTCGAAGTCGAGCATCCGACGTTTGGACCGACGAATCCCCTCTATCACCATGGCGCGCGGAATCGCGAAGATCAGAATCATTTTGCCGTTGCTGTCCGTCCAGACTTCGACGTTCTTTTGTGAATATTGATTCTGTCTCGTCGGTGGCAACTGTTCGTTTACCGGCTGATTCTTCTTCATCGGCGGGTGACTCCTGACTGAGAATTTGTTTCAGTTGGTGCCCTTCGCGTTTAACTCGCTCAGGGTAAACGGGGGGCGCTTTGCGGGCATCCTTGAACGCGCGGAGCATTTGCCTTGCGCTTTCGACTCGCTCCTCGCCCTTGGCGATGGCTTGGGCGTGGAGCTCGCTCTCCATCCAGGCGGGCTGGACGTAGACTTTGGAGACTTTGGCTTCGGGCGTGCGCACAAAGAATTCGCCGATTTTCAGGCGCGCGATGTCCACGGGTTTCAATTGCGGCGTGAAGAGCCCGGCGAGGCTGCGCTCGATTTCATGGCCTTCGGTCTGCACGCCGATCCCCACGATCGAGCAGGCGCGCAGCATGATCTTGTCCACCGCAGCCATATCCTGCGAATCGAGCCACATGAAGTTTTTGTTCGCGCCGGCCTTGCGCACCAGCGTCTCGCAGGCCATCTTCACCGGCGAGTTTTTCCCTTGCGGGACAAAATCCTGCGCTTCGGGGACGATGACGCGGACGCCTTTTTCATGTTGGTAGACCCACTCCATCACGCTGCGGATCACGAGCGCCTGGGTTTCCATGGCGTATTCGCGCAGGTCCATCACGTTCAGCCCGTCGCCCAGCTCGAGCCGCTTCGTGTACGGCAGGCGCGCGAGTTGCGGCATCACAATGTCGAAATACGCTTTCAGGGACGTGTAGACGCCGGCGTTGATTCCGCTCACAGGCTTGCGCGTGTACTTCCACTCTTTTTTCTTTTTCTTGCCGCGGCCCTTTTCGACGTAACCGCCCTCGCCACCGAGCAGTGCCTTGATGTTTTCGTGCACATCTTTGAGCGTTTTGGCGGAACGGGGATCCTCGCAGCACCGAATTATCCAAGCCTCTTCAAAATTTAGTTTCCGCTGTTGGGACGCTTCTAGGATGGACTTGACCCAGCGCCATAGCGGCTGCTCTTCGTCGTTGGTCGGTTCGGAGAAATATGGGGGGATCATGCGTCCCGTCAAGAATCCCCCCTCGCCCTGCTTCGTGATGAACGCGACGGCCCTCAGTTCACCGCGATAGGCGATAGCCTCGAGCGCCGTGGTTTTCCCGGATAGCTGCGTCTGGCCAAACCAAGCCAGATGCCCCGTCTCCGGGATTTCCACCCGCTTGCCGGTCCCGATTTCCCAGCCGAGTAGGATCATGTTTACCGCAAAAGAGCCTCGTTTTTGTCGCACTCGCCGTGCGAGCCGGGGCCTTTTGCTCTCCTAGCGCGACACCCTGATATTCGCTTCAGGGTTCTGCTCGAACGCTGCGAGCACTCGCCTGAGCCACGGGAGCGCGTGTTCCGCAAGTCCCCAACCATTCGGGGAATTCAGCTTTTCGTATTCGGCGTAATTCTTTTCGAAGTCAGCCACGCCGGCCCGCAGGGCTTCGATGTAATCGGAAGCGCGCCTCCCGTCGCTTTCGTAGAGCGCATCCCAAACGCCCGCCTTCCGCCACATCTTTCCTAGATTGTGGGTGATATTCGCGGTGAACACTTCCGTACCGCCGTGAAGATCTCCACCGCAATGCGGGCAGGACATCGGAGTTTCGAGACTAATATCGAGACTCATTTTTCCCCCGGCTCGCTGGCCACAAATCGCAGCCGTTTCGATTTTCCTGTCCCATCGCAGCCGCCGCACGTTTCCAGATATTCTTCGGCGCGGCCGGTCCAGATTGTCTTTCCGTCCGGAGTGCGGATTCGCCCAAGGCAGCCTGTGCCGATGGCGTTCGCGTAGACGTACCAGGTATCCCCGCCGTCCCAAGAAATTTCCATGTCTGGGAATCCGAAAGCCATTTTAATTCTCCCCTGGTTGTCTTTGCGGCGGCGGTGTAGGGCTCTTCTTTTTTACCGTGACTGCGAGGCGTAAGCCCATTTTGTCCGCGAGCTGATACAGTTCCCGCACGCGCCGCTGAAATTCCTCTTGCGCACTCTCGTAGTGCCGGTCTGGGGTGGATTTCGTCATGTGCGCCCTAAAATGAATGAAACGGCTTGCTCTGCTATATTTTGTATGTCCGCCGGCCCAAGTTTCAGATCTAGTTTCAAACGGCGAGCGAGAATCTGGATGAGGATGATGCTGCTAAGATTATCAAGACTACTAGACGGCAATTTTAATTGAAATGCAGCGAATGCCGTCTTGACCAATTGCTCGTCATACTCAGCCTGCGCCGCACAGACTTCGGTTTCCGATAAGAAATCAGCTAGGATGTTACGGACGCGCTCTGCTTCAAATTCGCACGCGCGCTTGACTTCTTCTACTGCTGTTATTTTTCTCTTCACCGAGCCCTCAATTCGGAATATGGATTCGCCGTTCGTCTTGCTTCACGCTGGCGTAGCCGAGCTGCCAGGCGCGGCGCCGCAGGCTTACCCTGGATTGAAACATCATGGCGAAGAATTGTGTTTGGCACTCGTTCAGCTCGTCCGCGCAGAGGAGCGACGAGCCGGTGCGCGCCTGAATTGTGAGCGCATCGCCGTGCGCCGTGATGAGATGGTCCGCCCAAGCCTTCGTGGGCCACATGGGAAAGCCCGCGCCGCAATGCTCGCAGTAGGACGTTTCCCCTTCGCAGATTTCCGCGATCCAGGAATTCGCCGGCACGCGCGCGTCCAGCTCCGGCGCGAAGGCCACGCCCGGGATTTGATTGTCTCGAATCCAGGCAGGCTCGGATTCGCCCGCGTGACTCGCTTGCGCTGACGTAGGAAGCGTGAAACCCTTCTCAGTCGGATGCATCTTTATCCCTTCATCGTGCGGATGCGCTTTACGAGTACGCCTTCAACGCGATGCTTTGGCCGCACCACAGTAAGTACGAGCGTTGTTCCGCAAGTGCATTCCACATCAATTGCGATGGTATCCCGCGGCGTAATCAGGCTCGGCCACATCATCCGGCAGTCCGGACACTGCACCACGCATTTGATCAGATCTGCCACCGATCACTCCGCTCTGCTTGGCATGTGCCAGCCGTCGTTGCGGCCGTTGGGCCAGATGTGCGTGTACAGGCCGCCGAGCACGCCGTCCACTACGTGCGGCGTGATGGTGCGCGGAACCACCCAGATCGGCCCGGTGGCGAACGCGGGATTGCCGCGCGGCGGCAACGTGAGTGACACGCCGAGTAGCTGTTGAATCTCCGGGCCGTAGGGATGGTTCACGTCCACGAGCACAGTGCGCCCGGAATCGCCCAGGATGGCGTTCTGGCAGTCCGCGTGTTCCGCCGCATGCTTCTGTTTTTCGTCCGCGACAGCTGCGCGTAATTCTTCGTTCAGCCTCGTGGTTTCGGCGAGTTCGGCGTCCACCTGGCGGCGAATCTGGTCCAACTGAATCTGTTTCGGAATCACGCCGATCACGATGCCGAACATAACCAAGGCTATAGAGCGAAGAATTTGCCGATTAGGATTTTCCATTGTCAGCCTCTCGACGAGAATTCCACCTGAACCGGCGGCCCGCCCTTTAATTTACCGACAATCTCCCAAGCGTCTCTCCAACAATGACATTCGAACGGCGCATGCGCGTCTGGGGGATTGACTCGTACCTGCCTTGCCACGGACAACGCAAATTCAGAAGCGACTCGTATTTCTAAACGTAACAACAATTGCCGGCCTTTGTGCGTCATCGTGGTTTCCACTTGCTTGGCACTCTTTCCAGGTCCGCGAGACGGCGATTGAAATTGCCGAGCCACGTCCCGATTTTGCAACTCCAGTGCCACAGCCGATTCACGCGCCACGCGAGAGCCGCGATTACGGCAGTGTTCACCGCGGCATAGAGCACGATGGCGCGCTCGAAAGTCACTTTATTTCGCGTGATCCTAAAATCGCCCGAATGCCTTCGGTGAAATGGTGCCGTTTCTTTGGCTTGGTTCCCCTTGCGCGTTTATCTTTTCCGCCTTCTTGGCGACCGAGATTTTGCTGTGGCTTGACTAGCTGATATTCACCGGGACAGAATCCCCCCCCCCGATCGAATGCCACCACTTCTTTCTGGGCAGCCATCGAAAGTTGATAGCGCGTCGCGACGGTATCTTTGATCAGATAGGCAGTTGTGGCGGACACGATCACGCCGTCTAGTTTCATGGCGCGTTTACAGGCGACCGCCATGGCGCATTCACTGTGTTTTTTGCGGTGTGAATTCGCCTCGTCGCGCTTTGTAACCTCAATCGTCAGCCGTTTGTAAGCATCCTTGACGGTTTCGACTTGAGGAAAGAATTTTCTGACGTTGTGAATTGCTCTCATATCGTCTCCTGTGAACGAGCCAGTACCATCCCGGCGAACTGAGTGCGCCGGGCCACTATGCGGCGGTCGAAGTCGGCGGCTCCGGTTTTGGCGCGTAGTCGGCGGGCGGCGGATTCACGCCGAGGCGATCGAGCGCGCCCGCCGTCGTGGATTCCGGGTCTTTCGACGCTCCCGCGAGCTCCGCGATCAACAGACGCATCTGCTCCGCGTCCGCCGTCTCCAGCCGGTTCACCAGCGCCACAAATTTGATCCCCTTGGCGCTCACGCCTTCCCAAACGCGGAAATTCAGCCCTTGCCAGATCAGCGTCTTGCTCGTGCTCTCGATTGTGGCTTTCATGTCTAAATTCTCCCGCGCACTCTATGTGCGCTTCCCTCAGTTTTACTTCTTCGCCCTGGAACCACTCGTCGGCCTTCCAAACGAGATCATGCCCGATCCGGAGAAACTGCCTCCACGCCCACAGTTGGATTCGCGCTCTCAGGTTGGATTTCATTGTTCGAGCTCGCTTTCCGCCTGGGCCACTTCCCGGTTGAGCACGTCCCGGATCCAATTCACGCCGAGGCGATCGAGTGCGCCCGCACGTCTGGCTTGCCGAGCGATCCCTTGCGCTCCAGACGTAGGCTGCACTGAAATTTGTAATACAACTTCCTGGGCCTGAAACCATTCGTCCGCTTTCCAAACGAGATCATGCCCGATCCGGAGAAACTGCCTCCACGCCCACAGTTGGATTCGCGCTCTCAGGTTCGATTTCATTGTTCGAGCTCGCTTTCCGCCTGGCTACTTCCCGGTTCAACACGTCCCGGATCCACCACGACACTGAGCGCGAATCGAGCGCGGAAATTTGCCGGTAGGCTTCCCGTTCCGCCAGCGTGGCCGAAATTGTGATGTAGATCCATTCGCCGCTCGGAGTCTTTCTTGGTGTTTGCTCTTTCTTCGCCATTCGTCAGATTCACCGTGAAAGCGCCCCTTACCGGGAGCCTTTCACTCTCTCTTGCCAGGCAGGGATAGAATACGCGCGTTAATAAAACTTGTCAATACTTATTATTTCTTATTGTGGACAAGTCGGCTAACCCTTGTAGGCTCAAAAAGAAAGAAAGAGAAAGTTAGTGAACTGCGCTCTCCACAGACCCCTCTGTTTTATCGTGTAATTCTTACGCGGTACACTCGCACGGGGGGTGCGGGAGAGAACGGTGGGCTTTGCTGTGGAAAAGTGAGCGAAGGGGCGTAGAATCACACACTTGCCAAATGCCCACCTAAATGCCCACAAATGCCCAAAAAGCCCAAATGCCCACAGGGGGTGGGCATTTGGAACCTACTGTACACGTTGGAGTTAGGCTCTAAATGCCCACTTTCCCACTCTCTACGCGCGCGCGCGAGGCATAGAGATGACTCTTCGCCGTTTCTTCGGGGGTGGGCATTTAGACGATGTTCAGACTGCGCGCGGAGCCAAGAAAAATTATAGTGGGAATACGGCGAGTCAGTCGCAAGCTTTCATCTTGTCGGCGATGCCGTCCTGGCCCTCAACGTAACGCTTCCAGGGGATGAATTTCCGCTCATGCCAGAAGCCCCATTCGCGGACTGGCTTTAGCACGATCACGAGGGTCCAGCAGTTCTTCGAAGGGACGGCGAGTCTGTGAATGTGTGTAGCGGGGAAGGAACGAATCCACGGTGCCTGATATTTTTTGAAACGCCATGAGCCGGGAACGTCAGCGAGCCACGGCGTTTGCTCGATATACCAGCCCCAGAGCCCGATCGAGATAAACCGCTTTGGATGATCGTGTAGGTCGCGCGACCAATCGTCGCCAACGAAGTGATGCAGGTAAATGCCGCGCCCGCGCCATTTGGCGACAGTCCAGCGCCAAAGATACGTTTCGCAGCGTTCGTGCCCGTTGATTTGTTCCGGCTCGCCGAAGAGACGATTCAAAATCGATTCCAACATTGCCAGCCTCACAGTTCTTCCGAGATGCCGGACGCGGTGTACATCGCCAGGCCGCCGCGGCCTTTTTTTCCGCCGCTTACTTTGCGGATCAGGTGCTGCAGGAGCCAGGCCTTGATCCGCCGCTGGGCGCTGGTGCGGGAGATGTTCATCACTTCCATCAGCGTGCGGATATTCCACTCCGTGTCCATTTCTTCGATCGCGTTGGCCAGGCCGTCGCCATCTTCCAGGGACTCGAGCCGCACGGGGTTCGTGGACGCCAAATCCAGGATCATGCGCATAGGATCGACGCTGGGGCCGAGTTTGTTGTCCACTTCGATTTCCACGTGGGAGATATTGCCCGTCATGGTCTTGCGCTTAAACTGGATCATCACGTTGGCCCAGCCGGGGAAATTGTAGCTGCCGGCGGCGGCGTTCATCAGGTCCGCGTCTTTCTTGTTTTCGTGGTGGACGAGCACGATGGCCGCGCCGGTCACGTCCCGGATGGCGTCGATCATTTCCAGGAATTTCGATGTGTCCGTGGGGCTGTTCAGATCCCCGTGGCCCTCGAAAATGCGGCGCAGCACGTCCAGGACGATCAGGTCGGCCTTGAATTCCAGCGCCTGCTTCACCAGCTTTTTACACCACTGCGGCGTGAAGCCGGTAAAATCCTTACGCTTCACCACCCACACGTTGTCCGGATTGCAGTTCAGGAATTGCGACGTGGACATGAAATCCCGGATGCGCTTCTGCACGATTTGCTCGGGGTCCTCGACCTGCACCAGCATGGTGCGGATCGCTTTCTTCACTTCCAGTTTGCCCATGGCGCGGTCCGTCTCCACGGAAGCGGCCAGGGCCAGCCCGGTAGTAAAAAAGCTTTTCATGCGGTGCGGCAGCGCCACGATCATCACCGAAGCGCCGCGGGGAATTAAACCCTCGATCAAATGCTCCTGCGGCGGGAATTCCATTTTCAGGAATTCCATCAGCGACGAACCGAGGTGCCCGTTGCCGTTTCCATTGCCGTTCGCCGGCACGATGGCGTTGTGCTCGATCGAGTTGCGCAGCTCCTCTTCCAGATTCTCGATGTCCCAGGATCCGTCGAACGCGCGCTTCTGTATGAAGTCCGTTTCCTTGATCAGTTTGCGCAGCCGCGCCTTCGATTGCACGATGTCCGCGTAGTGGCCGAGGTTGGCGATCGTGGGGCGCCCGTCCGTGAGCGCGGAAACTTCCGCCGGGCCGCCGGGAAGGAAATGCAGCGTTTTGGCCTGAGACATCCAATCGATCACGTGGATTTCGTCCATCGGCAATTCATCCTCGTGCAGCGCGAGGATGGCTTCGTAAATCTTGCGATGGTTGACGTGGTAGAAAGAATCGGGGACCAGCTTATCGGCCACGGAATCGAGTGCCGAGTTGTCCAGCATCAAGCCGCCGAGGATGGCGCGTTCCGCTTCGATGTTGTGCGGCAGTTCGGGAGCGGTCTGCGCGGCGGTGGCGGACGTGCGGCTCATGGCCGAACCGCCGTGAGTTGTGATTCGTGATTCGTGATTCGTGCGGGCTTATAGCAAATGGGGAGCGATGCGCGGGAAGATAATTCGCCTAGGGTAAGTTTTTCCATGGTTGCCAGGACGAAACCGGGGCGCCGCCTGGCAAGGTTGAGCGCCCCAGCTTCTTTCTCTAGCCCTAGCAAATTGCGCAGGGCATCAGGGTGTTCCGGTTGGGAACGCCGACGAAGCTACGGTATTCGCGGTAGGCGGTCAAGAAAAAATCGGCGTGTGTGTCTAAAGAGTCTGAGGAAAAGATGTGGATTTGTGGAATTTGCTTGCCCTGAGTGTTTTTGCGAAGGGTGGAAAAGCTGTGGGGAAGTGGACAAACTAGTCCTGTATAAAAATCATTTGGTCGGCTGCGTTGTATTCGATGGTCGTGTATTCCGTGATGATGAATTCGAAGTTGTCGGCGATAATTTGAATAGGCTTGTCCTGCGGCAAGAGTTTCAATCGTTCGATCAGTTCCGCGACAGTTAAGTTTTTCACGGTTCACCTAGTAATCACGAATCACGAATCACGAAACAAAGCGCCCCGCGCGATGGTCGAACCACCTAGGGCGCGGGGCGGTCTATGTCGGTGCAAAATAGTCCTACCCTTCGAGTGCTTATACCACACCCGTGCTCGGCGTGGCCGCTTTTTCCAGTTCGGCGTTTTCCTTGGCGATCTTTAGAAATTCCTCGATGATCGCGGGGAGGCGCGGATCGTCGGCCACTTCCGTCAACAGGGCGGCGCCGAAGTATTGCATCTGCGCTTCGCGGCTCTTGAAGAAGGCGAGGAGCTGTTCCTTGGAAAACTTCACCAGCTCGTCCAGGATTTCCGGCCAGGCGTTGCGCAGGTAGTCGTACATATCCTGCCCGGTGGATTTGGGATTTTTAATCCCCATGACCAGCCGGTGCAGATGCGACTGCGCAATGATCGCCTGCGCCACTTCCGGAGTTACGGTGCCGGACGCCGCCGGTGAGGCGGCATCGGAATAAGAGGCAGGAGCCGCGGCGACGGTGGAATTGGCACCGTTGGCGACCGCCGCGGCCTGGGGGGCAGGAGAAGGCGCTACATCGATCACGTTCGGATCTCCTGGCTTCATTTCGCCGCGCTGCAGGCGAATGGTGCGCTCCTGCGCTTCGGACGTTTTTCGGAATTCGCTGAGTCCCTGCACCATGCGGTCCACCAGCATGGGCAGGTTGGACGCGAACGTCGACGCCAAGTCCGCCTTGGGCACGCCGCTGGCGATCAGCCCGGAAGTTTTCAGCGTGGTGATCAGGGAGAGGATTTCTTCCACGCCTTTCTTTTCGGGCGAGCCGACGATGCCCAGTTCCTTGAGCACGCGAATCGTATCGAGCAGCCCGTGCTCGGCATTTCCGCCGCCGAGGATTTCTTTCGCCGCGCGCAACGTCTCCAGCGGATTCTGCGCCTGGGGAATCTGGCCCTTGACCATCTCGATCGCGGTGATCATGGCCGTGCGCATGGCGTCCATCTGCAATTGCATGAACTGCGGATTGGCGTACATGCGCATGGCCTCGATCGCCACGGAGTCCGAGCCGGTCGCGCCGTTCCCATTGCGCGGTGTGCCGTTCAGAATCGGTTGCCCGTCCAGCGTCACCTGATATTTCCCGACCAGATTGTGTTTCTTCGGCGGGCCGTAGAGCCACAACAAATAGCGGCCACCGCCGAAGCGCGCGCGGATATCTTCCTCGCTGAAAGGCGCGGTGAACGTATTGTCGATCGGGGAGGAGCTGCGGTCCCACTTCTCGTCCGCGCGGTACACGCGCATCACATGGCCCTGCCATTGGTCTGGCGATAGTTCGTTTACGACGATTTCCCAATCTCGCGCGTAAAACGGGCCAGGCTGTGCATCCGCCGGCGCGCGATCTTCGGGCGGAAGTGTCTCTTTGAAAATTGTGGTTTTCGTCCGCGTGGGCGCGGGCTGTGTCATGGTCGCCACTCGAAAGTCCTCTTTTCCCTTGCCAAGCGTTTTTTACGTCCCGCACTCCATGTGCGTGATGCCTAGTAAAGCACAGCGAAAGGCGCGTTGTCACGGCTACAACGCGTTGTCTTAGCGGATGCGTCAACCGTTGATAACAACGAAGTTGTTCTTTCGCGTTTCAAAAAGCCCATGCAGAATCGCGCCCATGGGAATTTTCCCCACAGAAGATTCGGCCGCGTTGTTCGTCACGCCGCTGCTCGGCGGCGATGCGGGCACGGAGCAAACGATTTGGAAACTGCGCGGACTCTTGGACGATGCGTGGAAAGATTCGTTCGTCAATCGCACCGCCATCGATATCGTTCGTAACGCGGGCGTCCTTCCGTACGATTCCTGGGGGCAGGTGCGCGCGATCTACAACTGGATTCTGACGAATTTCTATTTCGTGAATGATCCGGTGACCAAGGAAGCGGTGCGCCCGACAACGGAATTACTGAAACTGATGGCGGGAGACTGCGACGATATCAACGCCAATATGATTCCCGCACTGCTCGGCACGATCGGTTACGAAACGCGATTTGTGACCGTGGCCGCCGACGCGAATCATCCCGACCTGTTCAGCCACATCTACGTGGAAGTAAACCTGAACGGCGCGTGGTATCCACTCGATGCCGCGCATCCCGGCGCGCAGTTCGGAGTCGCACCGCGTTTTTTCTTTCGCCGTGAATGGTGGAGCACGATTGACGGCTCGCACGCGGAATATCCGGAAGATTCCGATGGCCAAATGGCGGGATACGTCCCCGCAGGCGTTCGCGGACTGAACGGAGTCACTTCCGAGCTGAGCACGGTGTTGCTCGACGCTTCCGGCGCGTTGAAATCCGTGGGCGGGCAGACGGTGCAGCAAGTGCTCGGCCCGGCAATCGGCCCGGGCGGCAGCGCGCAGATGACGCCGCCGGCCGCGCAGCCCTTTCTTTCGAGCGGCATTGGAGAATTACTGGTGGTAGGCGCGATCCTCGGCGGCCTCTGGCTGTTGACGAAGGACTGAAAAAACATGCCGCAAACCCAGGAGCGATGCACGCTGTACAGCCCAAGGGAATACGGCAACTTCGTGGCCCGTGTGCGAGAACTGGGATTTAAATTAGATTGTGCGTATCCGCGATTTGAACGCTTTGTGCGAGAAAAACCTTTCGGTTGGATACAGATTTTCACCATCTGCGCGAATGAAGAGTGGTTCGTTTGCGCCGAAAGCGATGCCGAATTGAGTGGTTTATTTGTGAATATCTGATGTACGCACCGCTCTCAACTCGAAACGAAAACGGGATGACTCCCGGACTGCGCGGCCTCGGTTTCCTCGGTGATTCGTCTCTGCCACTTTCTCCCACCGACGCGATCAATGCCGCGATCAAGGCCTATTCCGGCGCACACATGAATCCCGCACAAACGCAAAATCAAGCCTGGCTCGCCGCGGCGGAATCCGCCGTTACCAATGCGAATATCGACGTGACCGGCGGCTTCGGCCCGGACTGCCAGGGACAAACCGCGCAGCCGCTGAATCTTTTGCAGACGGCCAGCGGCATCGGATTGAGCGCGGCCGGCGCTACCACGGGAGTCCTCGCTGCCACCAGCTTAATTCCTGCGGCGGCGGTGCCCGTGGTGGGATGGGTGATCGCCGGCGTCGGCGCGATCATCGGCATGATCGAAGCGATTTTCCAGCATCACGCGCAGGCCGTGAAGCGCGACCTGGCTTTTGGCTGCTCCGCGATTCCCGCGGTGAATAACGCGATGGCCGTGATTATCAAGGGCGTACAGTCCGGAAATATCCTGCCCGCCGACGCCGCGAATTCGTTGCAGACGGTTTACTCGCAGTTCATGGCGGCGGGCGGGGCGTCGGGCAGCGCGTCGGGTCCGGGCGGAATTCCCAGCGGCGGAAAAGCTATCAACGATTCGCCGTTCTGCAATTCCAATTGCGAGCTGAGCCTCGTGGTGTACGCCATGGTGCTGTACTGGACGGCGCAATTCCAGGCGCAAGCCGCGCAGGCGGCCGCGGTAGCTGCGGAATCCGCCGCGCAGAGCGGCACATCGCAGGGCGGGTCAACTGTTCCAGGTCTCGTTTCCTCGCCCGTTCCCGCGGGCAGCGGTCTTTCCGCGATTCCCGCGTGGGCATGGCTCGCACTGGCAGCAATCGGCGCCTGGGCGGTGAGCTGATGGATGACAGAGCATTGCGTCAGGCTTTTAGGTGTGCATGTGCAAGGCATCCCGACAAGATGGCGGAAATACTCGCAGATTATGTGAACATAAAAATCGATACTATTCAGCTATCTCTTCGGCTGAGTGCGATTGTACAGCCGTGGCTTACGACAAAAGAAGCCACTGCATCGAGTGAACAATAGGAAAATGGCATACGCGCGGCTCAACACGCGAAATATCAACGCGCTGCACCCGAACCTGCGTGGCATGGGCGCATACGCCGCGCTTTCCACGCGCGAAGATGCGGGCTTGCGGCCAGGAATGCGCGGGATGGGTGACGCGCCCCTTACGAATATTTCTTTCGGTCCGGGCGGGCAATTCGCCATCAGCACGGCCACGGTGCCCACGCAAACGAGCCTGTGGGATCAGGCACTCACGTGGATGGGGCAGTCGACGCTCTGGCCCGGCATGCCCAATTCGATTTTCGCCATCGGCGCAGGCGTATTCGTCTTGGCAAAAGTTTTCGGTGGGAGGCGCCGCTGATGGTCGGAAACCGTAGCGGGGGAAAATCCGCTCCTTGTCCCGTCGAGCATCTCAAATCGCGTACGCAAGCTGCGTATTTCGCTAGCCCGGAGGTACGTGTACGTGAGCCGCGTCCCGACCAAATCGATGGTCTCATGAAATGAGTTACGCCGCGCTCAATTCGCCACTTCCTGGACTCACCGTGTCGCCCACGGGCGACCGGTGTTGCGGACTGCGCGGCTACCAGCCCGGCGCGCATGCGCTACTCGGAATGCTGGGCGACGATCCCGTCATTTTCGATACTACGTCTACCGATCCCACTGGCGGATTGATCGATCCCGGCGCAATCGATCAGCCCGCGCCCATCATTGACCTGACTCCACCAATCGATTTGCCGCTGCCGAATCAGCTTTCGCCTTCGGTGTATTCATCCTATCCGGCCAGCGTGGGCACGGAGTTCACCAGCAACGGTGATGGCACCTACACGAACATTCAGACGGGACAAACGGTTCCGTACAACATCGCGGAGCAGATTACCGCTGCGACCACGGGCGCGGCGACGTCGGCGGGCGTGGGCACAACTGCCACGGGGCAAGATATAAACATCACCGATCCGAACACGGGCGCAACGTCGACCATCAACACGAACAATCTGTCCGTCGCCGCGCAGGCGCTGCAGGCCGCCGGCCAACTCGTGAACGCGGCGGGGAAACTGACGGCGCAAGGCCAGGCGCTCTTGAATCAAGGGAACCTGTACAAGCCCGCGCCGGTAAGCACGAATCCTTTTTCCGGCGCCATGAGTTCGCTCTCGTCATGGATGTCCGGATCAACTTTCATTCCAGGCGTTCCGAACATGGTAGTGGGAGCAGTTGTGATCGCGGGACTGATCGGGCTTTCGATCGCGGTCCAGGATCGCCCGAAAAAGAGGCGGCGATGACGTGCGGCGCGATGGTTTCGGTGGAGCGAACCGAATTACAAGTTCGCGTGATCCTCGTGGACAAGGATCAAGAAATTATTTTCACGCCAGAGGAATGGTTTCATTTGAAAGGCTGCATGCAGGATTTAGAGGCAGATCCGAAACTCGAAAGAGTTGGCCGATGTTTCGCGCCTACTGGCGATTTTGTTGCGGGGCAGGGCACATGATCGCAGCGAATCATCCCGCGCTCGGCGCAGCGATCTCCGATGTGACCGCTCGGAATAATCCGATCCTGTATCGCATCATGCCACCGATCAGGACTTTTCCCGTCACGCCCATCGCTCCCGCTCAGGGTAAACCGGCGCCGCTACCCAATCAGATTACGCCAACGCCTGAACCTCCTATCGAAGTGGGCGTGACCGAATCGTCCAGCGCCGCTCCATCGTCCGGTTCGCTGCCCTTCACACAACCCGTTCAGGGTGAACCGATTCACGTTTCCAGCATCATCGATCCGGTTACGGGCATTACCTACGCGGGATATCTCACGCAGGACGCACAAACGCTGTATCAGTCCGGCTCGCTCTTGACGGGCGGAAATCAGTTGACGCCGCAAGGCTCCGCACTGGCCGCGCAGGGGGATTTGATTCAGGGCACGCCCGCGCCCTCGCCGGCCCAATTTGCGCAAGCGCAACCAGCGGCCGCGGCGGCGGCCACGGATTTCTTTTCTTCCCTGATGAATTGGCTCACGGAGGAAACGCTATGGAGCGGCGTGCCGAATGGAGTTCTGGCCGCCGGCGGTGTCGTGTTTGCCTCATGGATTCTCGGCGGAAAGAAAGGTCGCCGATGAAAATAATTCACAGCGTACCCCTGCAGGCAGAAGTGGTTTTACTTCTCAATGATTCAGGGCGTTTAGTTTTGCGGTTTTGTGAAGGTACGGGAAGAGTGTTTTGCGAACAGGAAGTGCCGGAGCATTTGATGGGAGACATCGAGAAACTGAAACTCTCGATCGAAAGATTCAGGGTGAAACCGACATGATTTTCCCGAATCATCCCGCGTACGCTGAGATTCGCGCCGGCATGGGCGACCTGGGCTACCAGCCCGGCGCGCACGCGCTCCTGGGGTACGCCGCACCGGCGCATGATCTGGGAGATTTCTCCGCATCGATGGAGAACGCGGCCGTGGACGCCGGCATCTCCATCAACGATATCGAGCTGCTGAATTCACTGGGCGCGACAGATCAGGATTTGTCCGACCTGATCAATGGAAACGTCACGCTCACCGCGCTCTACGCAAAGTACGGCGTAACGATTCCCGGCGGCGGTGGAGTCGTTCCTACGACTCCCGCATCGGCGAGCGTCACGCCGCCCCTTCCTTCGTCAGGGCAAGCCGCATCCGCGCCGGCTGCCCAGAGTCCGCCAGGAAGCACGCTGCTTTACACGGCGAGTTATGCCGCGTTGAAAGCGTGGACAACTTCGGCCGCTGCGATTCAGGCTCTTTCGCCGCTTCTGCCTTCGCATGGCATGTCGATCGAGAGCCAACAGGTGAGCTCGTCGGGATTGTGGTCTTCGGATGCGTCTTTCAGTCTTTCCGTGCTGGATAGTGTAGGGCACGCGCTGATCAGCGATGCGAAATCTGTGCTCGACGCCCTGATGCAGCAGATCACGAACAACGGCCTGAAATCTTCGTCGCTCACCTTAGTAGCGCCGGGAACGACGGCGAGCGGGCAGCCGGCGGCAGCGGCCGCGACTGCGAACGATGCGGTCGCATGGCTCGAGAACAACGCCATCTATATCGGCCTGGCGGTGGGGGCTTTGGTGCTGGTGAACAATTTCACAGGCAGACGCCGATGAAGCTTGGAAAACTTGGATTTCCTTGGGCAAAGAGTTTCAGAATGCGAGGATTTCCGAAAACGAAAGAGGAGAGTAATGGAGAACACAAAAACTATCGAGGATTTTCCGGTCGGAACGAAAGTCGTGTTCGACCTGGACGGGATCACGGTTCACGGCACGGTGGAATCGATCCAACTCGGCAAAAAGCTGGTGGACGTAAAAATCTACGAAGCCGGGCACCGCGATCACTGCCGCATCGTCGCGCGCGCACCCGAAACGCTCTACGACGCCACCGACGATGACGGCCCGGACGTGGCCGGATTGGAATCGAAGCCAGACGGAGACCAAGCGGCTTCGGCCTAGTGAGACTTCCTATGCGAGCGCGAAAGAAAAATCCGGCGGAACTGGTGCTCATGGGTGCCAATCCGGCGGAGCTCGTGGTGATGGGCGGCAACCCGGGTACGAGAGGGCGGAAGCGCCGGCGAAATGCCAGCGGTCTTGCTGGCGCTTCCCAAGTTTACGAAGAGTTCCACGGCGAGCCGGGCAAGCACGTGGACACCTACATCGAACCGGAGCCGCGCCCCGCGAACCTGGGACAGCTCGGCGTGCTGCGAAAATTGCAGGTGAAGCGTACCGGCGGATGGAAATGGGGCGAGTTCGATTTCGTCGGCAAGGATGTGCAGGTCGCGGGCAACGTCGGCCACTCGCAGCTTTATTTCGTGGGCGGGGATCAGAAAGTGACGCGCGGGCAACTGACGCACCTGGGCGTGGACAATTCGAAGGAAATGATCGACCTGGGCGAGTGCATGGAAATCGAATACCGCGCGAAAAAGGCGCACTTCGACGGGATCGAATCGAATTACTACCACCAGTTTGGCGACGTCACGGGCCGCCGTCCCCGGCTCATGTACGATCGCCGCGGCCCGCAGGGCCGCCTGTTTCTGGTGGGCGGGGAATACACGATCGAACCGGAAGGAATCGTGAACTAGGAGCGAAAGGCCCCGGTAAGGGGCGCTTTCGCGGTAAGGAAGTCAATGCTAGCGGGAACTGAACACGGAATCAGCAAGGCCAACATCGTACTGGGCGCTGCGAAGGATCTCGATTTCTCACTGCGCATCAAGCGCGAGCGCATCGCCGCCGGGCCTGGCCGCGGCTATGTGGTGCAGGGAATCACGGAAACGATTTATTTCGAGCCGGACAAGGATTGCAAGCTGCCGCTGTGGAAAGCGGAGAAAGTCGGCCGGCGCATCTACTGGCCGGAAAACGGCCCGGTGATCGCGCGATCGATCCCGGAAGGGGATTTACTGATCGTCACGCGCCTGCCACTGCGCCGCGGACTCGCCGCGCTGCCGGACGTGCCCGATCCGAATCGCCCGGAACAGAACCCGTACCTCGTCGATCAACACGGACAATCGCACCTGGCCGAAGGCGAAAAGGAACGCGAAGCGCCAAAAATTGCGCAACTGCTCGAGGAAATTGCTTCGGCCAAGTTCAAGAATTTTCTGGTGATTCATCCCGTGGCGCAAATCATCGTGGTAGGTACCACGGGGAAAGCCACATGGGGCGCGCTCGGCAGCTACAAGATGCCGATTTCGTCGCTCAGTTCGTTTGACGGCACGAAGATGGCGCTGCTCGTTGATCCCTACACCGGGGAACTGTTTTTCAAGGGCGGAAGGTATGACATTTCCGACGAGATCGATTTAGACGCGGTGCGGCGTGATCCATCCGTCGAAACGCTAGTAAATGCAGGACGGTGAAACATGAAGAAAAACGTGAAGGTTCTTAACTTCTCTGCGAAAGACCCGAAACAGATGGCGCTTTCGATGGTCAAGATGTTCGAGATCATCCAAAAATCGCAGATCAGTTTCATGGAAATTCATTTTCGTACGAAACAGAAGAAAACGGGCAAAGTGATCGGCCCGCAGCGCACTTTGCAAATCAAGTGCGCCTAGATTTTGAAAGGCTGACAGCGAAATGATCGTCAGACTTGTCAATCCGACGTACGACGCTCGCCGGCGTCGCGTCCGTAAGGAAAATCACGGCGGGGAAGGAGGAATTTCTATGGCGCATCACAGACATCGCAATCCCTTTGCCGCGGGCAGCATCAACGCCCTCGCGGTGAAAGTCGCCGGAGGCATCGGCGGACTGGTCGCCTCGTCCGCCGTTCCCAGCATGATCAGCCCGTCGCTTTCGACCGGCTGGGCGGGCGTGGGCATGGCTTTCGGCGTGGCCTTCCTCGGTTCGTGGCTGCTCAACAAAATGAGCAGCAACGCGAGCGAAGGTTTCCTGATTGGCGGTTCGGTGCAGGCGGTTTCCCGTGCCATCACCATCGTCACGGGCCGAACGCTTGTCAGCGCGTCCATGGGCCAGTACGGGCCGTTGAACTTCACGATCCCGACGCCGGCCTATCAGTCGCAGCCCGCGATCGCCGCGTCCGCTTCCAAGACATCCGGAAGCAAGGGCGCGGTCACGCCGGCGGCCGCAGCCGCGATGGGAATGCTCGGTCCCCGTCGCAACTATTCGAAATTCGTGAGCTAGAACCCGGCCAGCGTTCCGAAATCGGAACACTGGCCGGCCAACGTTCCCGGCTAAGGGCCGGGAGAAAGGAAGTACAAAGCAAATGGCAAGAAATCTGAACACAAAACGCTTTGCGCATTTGCAGGAAATTTCGGCTCACGAAATCGGACGTCCCCGGTTCCGCCTGCGGAACATGCTGGCGGCCGGGCTCGGCGACTTCGTGGTTCAGCCGGAATGGGATTACTACGGCGTGGCCGTATCCACGGCGGTAGTGAAGCAAACGCTGTTCTCGATCGTGCAGAACAACAACTTCACCATCACCGGCGGCGCCACCGTGGCCAAAACCCTGCAGATGACGAGCATGGTGCAGCCGAACCAGTTGCAGGCTCCCGAACGCATGTTGGTCCGGGGCATCACCTGCGTGCTGGATAACCTCTGCAACCAGACGGACGCCATCAAGTTCGGAAGCCAGACGATCGTGAACTTCTTCATCTCCACGAAGTCGTTCTTTGTGATCGCGCACTTTCTCAAGCTTCCGGCGGGCGGCGGCATCTGGGCGCAGCAATTCGGCGCCACGGCGGCCAATACCATCATCGGTCCGGTGGGCAACGGCATGCCGAGCGAGCATCAGGGATTCCGGCTCACGGATCCCGGTTGCGACGGCACTCCGGGTATCGACCAGTTCCCGAACATCGACGGCATTTTGATCGCCCAGCAACAGGCGTTCAAAGTGGAAGTCGATCCGACGCTGGCGGCCTGGGCGCAGTCCACGGGCTTCACCACCAACGCGAACAATACCGTGCCGATCGGCACCGGTATCAACGCGTGGGTGTATCTCGAGGGGCAGAAAGCGCGTGCGGTGCTCTAGTTGGAAGTCGTAGCTGTTCGGTCTCGAAGCGGACTTTTTCGCAACTTGAGAGGGTTGCGGCGGGGGAACCGGCAGATCGAGCAGCTACGATTCCCAACTCATGTTCCGACATTGCGGGCCGTTGACGCGAAGGCGTGTCGGCCCGCACGCATTACACCGGATGGTGGCGATCCGCCTTCGCGCCCAACAAAACGGGCGCTTCGGCGCGACGTGGGGGAATTTCGATGTCAACGCAAGCGCCGGCACTAACGCAGGATCAACTGAATTCGCTGCAGCAAGACCCTCAAATCATGGAGCTCGGCGGGCAGCTTTATATCGCCAAGCTGTTTCACTACATCGTCAATCTGACGCACGCGGGGAACGACACGCAAAACCAATCGTTCCAGATTGACTCCGACGCCGATTTCCAGCTCCTAATGCTGATGGCCACGTTCACGAGCAGCGCGCTTTCCATTCAGGTGACGGAGGGCAGCGCCGGCGGCCTGGCCTGGCAGAGCGCCGCGGTGAACATCCTGAACTTTTGCGGCACGGCGCAGAATCCTTTCCCGGCGGGAATGATTCCGCAGCTCATGCCGAAAAAGCGATCGTACAAAGTGACCACGGTCGATTCGAGCGGCGCCGCCAACACCGTGCAGATCGATTTCTGGGGTTACAAGCTGTACCCGGCAGCCATGGCCGCGCAGCTCGGCGCGCTGCCGAGCCAGAACTGAAAGCGTGATTCGTGAGTCGTGACTCGTGGCGACAAAATCGCGGCGTGGATACTGACCATTGTAATAGCCGCGATGTGGAGCGCGTTCGTAGTTCGGTTCTGGGGACAGTGGGGCGCATTAATTGGTGGAAGTTGTTTCGTCTACGTCTTTATGCGATTTGAAGTGTGGAAGAAAACATGATTAATCCGTGGACACAGGGTCGCGTGCCCGGCGTGCCGATGAATCCCACGCTGGGCGGCTGGCTGGTGAAGCGCAAGATGGCTTCGCCTGCGTGGACGATTCCGCAATGGGCGCGTCTCTCGCTCCAGGGCGCGCACCTCTACTGGTATCAGTTCCCGGATCTCACGCTCACCTCCGGGCAAACCGATTTGACCCGCGTGACCGTGAGCGAGGATTTCTGGGTCACGGCCATCATGGGCCGCGGATCGCGGGATTCGATCAACGGCCAGGGCAGTTTCCGCTTTCAAATCACAGAGGAAGTGGGCGCCTACAAATATTCGAAGTACGGCCAGAATCAAGCCAACTTCGCGCCCACAGCGCTCGAGCCGGGACTGATTCGCTTCCCGCACTTCATCGCCGCGGGATCTCCCGTGGTGTGCAAGATTCAAAATCTGGACGGCACCCACACGAACATCGTGGACCTGTGCATGTTCGGATACTCGACCTGGTGGCGGGAGTAGCTTATGTCGTATGACAAACTTTTCGCCGATCCTTCGGACGCATTTGGAGAACCGAACGTGACGGACGCCGCAGCCTCTTCGATTCGCGCATCTACGTGGCCGTACAGCCGCCGCGCGGATGTGAACCTTGGCCCGAAGATTCTCCTGCGTCCCCCGCCGGCGCCTGCGACCACGGACGATCCGCTAATTTCCTCGGTTAATGATTTGCAGGGCGTGATGCAGCAGGTGCAGCGCAGTACGCGGCTGATCGCTGCGCCCTGGCTGATCGAGCCGCCGGACTCTGAATCCTTCCGCAACGCGGCGGGCATTGCGGTGCCCGCGATCAGCGCCACCGTGTTCACCACGGTGGTGTCCGTCACGTGTCCGCCAGGCCGCAATGGCGTGATCAAGTGGATCGCCAATGTGATCGTGGGCGGCGCCTGGGCGGATTTCTCCGGAGATGCCGTGTGGCAGATCGTGCGCAATCCCGGCGCCGGCGTGAATACCGGCGGCTATGCCGAGCGAAACTACCAAAATGTGCAGGCTTCGTATGGGCTGATCAATCAGCCCTCGCTGATTTCCGGCATCCGTATTTTTGAAAATGACGTGATCGCCTGGGTGCTCAGAAACAACGCGTTACCCACGAACATCAATGCCGGCGCGCTACTGAGCGGCTATTTCTATCCGCGAAGCTGGGACGATCAGTTCGAAGCGGCCGATAACCCGGTTGCGTGGTGAGCGAAAGGCCTTTCGCGGTAAAGAAGTCAAGCGAAAGGCCCCGGTAAGGGGCGCTTTCGCGGTAAGGAAGTCATGGCACGAAAACTCAATATCCCCAAAGCGGCGCAGATTCGCGGACTACGCAAGGCACTCGCGAATAAAAAGACGCCGCGGCAATTCATCTCCTCGATGAAAAAGCGCCTGGCGAAGCTGACGGTCTGCATCCTTTTCGCCTTGGTCGCTTCATCGGCTCATGCGCAAGATCCCGTCTCGATCGTGCCCACGCAGCAAACGCTAGCCCCCGCTGGCACAGCCTGCACGGGCACTGCCCAGACGTTCGTGGTGCAGAACCGAAACCAAACGCAGCATTACGCGTACGTAGTGCCCAACGCCAGCGTGACGAATCTGCAGATGCAGATTCAAGGCGTGGACTTTGCCGGCAACGTATTCGTGATTTCGGATATGTCCACAATTCCGACGCCCGCCGTGGCAGGGAATCGACCAGCGCTTTCCGGTACGGGATATTTTCCCACAGTTCAAGTTTCGGTCACGTGCCTGCCCGCATCGACGGGAACTTTCCTTCTAAGTTATTCAGGATCGCAGGCGACATTCAACGCGACGACGGGCAGTTACCAGTTCTCGCAGATCGATAAAACGATCGCGTCGGTAGCGCCGGCGAATACCAACTACACCACCAGTTCCTTCGTTCCGCCGTTTGGAAATTCCTATGGCACTCTTTATTTTGAATTTGTGACCGCTGCCGGACCCGCAGGTTCCACGATCGGCGTTACCTGCCAGGATGCGAACGGACTAGGTTCCGGATTTAGTTTCAATCTCGCCACCACGATCAACGTACTCCAAACATTCGCTGTGCCTCCGACGCCATGCGCCACGCTCTTCATTGCCTATGGCAGCGGTGGAGCCTCAACTGCGAATTACGATTTCGATTACGTTTTGCTTACGCCGGGCACATCGCAGACGAATTCCTACACGCACATCACGGGCACGACGGCCACCGTCGTGAAGGCTGGCCCGGGCGTGGTGCATACCGTCGTGGTGGGCACGCCCGCGGCGGGCACGATCAGCTTGTTTGACCTGGCATCCGGAAGCTGCACGGGCACGCCCGCCACGAACGTGGTTTCCGTGATTACGGCGACCACCACGTTTCCCGCAGCGCCCGAAATTTACGACGTGCTGTTCAACAACGGAATCTGCGTGAAGGCCAGCGCCGCTATGGACATCACGGTTTCAAGCCAGTAAGCGAAAGGCCCCGGTAAGGGGCGCTTTCGCGGTAAGACTGAAAGGGAAGCTATGCGAAAAATTCTCAGTGTCGCCCTGGTACTTGCCGGGGCGTTTCTTTTTGCGCCTGCAGCGCGAGCGCAGTTCACCACCACGGCGGCCTCGGTGCAGGATCCCAACGGCATCCCCTACGCCGGCGCGGTACTGAATGCGGTACTGGTGCCCAGCACCGGCGGCGGATACACGCTCAGCGGACAGCCCTACTCCGGGCGCATTGGCCCGGTGACGCTCGATTCCGCCGGAAAATTCACCGTGAATTTCGGGGACGTGACGCTGATTTCTCCCGGCAGCCCGCAGTGGCAAATCACCATCGATTCCACCGCAGCCACGATCGCCGGGCCGCTGGGCACTGGCCCTCAATCGTTCACGTACACGAGCACGGGCACCACGATCAGCGGAAGCTCGCCCGTAAGCCTTACCACAGCGCTGAATGCCCTCGCGCCAAAGCTCACGAATTTCGCCACCGGCGGGTCGGGCACTGTTACCAGCATCGCGGCGTCGGCTCCCATAGTAGTCACGCCCAGCCCGATTATCGCGACGGGCACGATTTCCTGCCCCACATGCAACACCAGCGGCGCCACGATCGCGGGCGCGATCGCCAACACTCAGGTGGCTTTCGGTACGGCATCGAATACCATCGGCGGCAATGCCGGGTTCACCTTTGTCACTCCGAACATGACGATCCCAACCAACGGGATCTATCAAATCAACGGTGCGAACTTTCTCAGCCCCGGCCCAGTGGCGGGAAATAACAACCTCGGAGTAGGACCTAGCACCATTTCAGCTCTCACGACGGGGCCTAACAATGTGGCCGTAGGCCCTTTCGCTTTGAATCTCACAACTACGGGTCAAGACAACACAGCGGTGGGCGTAGGGGCTCTGTTTAGCTTAGGTGCAGCGAATCAAAAAAACACTGCTGTAGGAAACGGGGCTTTGCAGAATGCGACCTCAGATAACAACGTCGCTGTTGGCCAAAATGCAGGGTTCACCGGACCATCGACGGGAAACAACACACTGATCGGTACTGGTGCAGGACAGGGAATGACGACAGGCGGCAACAACACATTTGTCGGAGAGCTTGCAGCATCGGGACTGACGACAGGAAGCTCCAACATCGTCCTCGGCATCACGAATCTCCTGACGACCGGCAGCGGAAATCTCGTAATCGGAAATGCGGTGAGCGGAATCACGGGGTCATCCAATAATCAGATGACGATCATGGATGTGTTAATCGGCACCGGCATGAACACGCCGGCGACATCCACCATAACTGACCAAGGGATATTTTCTTCGGCCCTGTATGCCACAAAAACGAACTGCAGCAGTTCTGCCAGCCCTGCGGTTTGTGCTGCTGCGGCGGCAGGCAGCGTGGTCATAGCCGCAGGAGCCACTACGGTTACCGTGAATACTACGGCCACGACCGCAAACAGCCAAATCGATGTGACGCCTGACGATACCCTGGGCACTAAATTGAGCGTGACGTGCAACAGCACGCTGGCCACACTGATTGGAGGCTTGGCAATCACGGCTAGAACAGCGGGCACCAGCTTTCAAATCACCAGCGGCGCCACCCCCGCAGTGAATCCTTTGTGCATCAGTTATCACATTACGAACTGAGGGCCATTTCGCATGAAACGATGGGTGCCGCTTTTGTTTCTGGCAATCGCTTGGACTTCGCCCGCGTTTGCGCAGTTCACTACCGTCACAGCCACGGTCACTGATCCAAATGGCATCCCCTACGCCGGCGCAATCATGAGCGCAATCCTCGTGCCCGCATCTTCGGGCGGCTATACGCTGGGTGGAACGCCCTATTCGGGCCAAGTCGGCCCAGTGCAGCTCGATTCTGCGGGAAAGTTCAGCGTGAATTTCGGAGACGTGGCGCAAATCACTCCAGGATCCGCGCAATGGCAAATCACCATCGATTCCGCAGCCGCCACGATTCAAGCTCCGCTCGGTACTGGCCCGCAATCATTCACATTCACGAGCACTGGTACCACGATCAGCGGTAGCTCGATCGTGAACCTTACGGCATCGCTGAATGTCTTGGCGCCCAAGCTAACAACCTTTGCTTTAGCGAGTGGGGGTATTGCGCTCACGGGCGTAGCCGGACCTCCGTTCGCAGCTCCTACTGTCACGCCTGCTGTTTCGGGAAGTAGCACTTGGGGATACACGATCATCGCGCGGAATGGAACGGTCGATATCGCAACCTCGGCACAGGGAACAACGGCAACCGGAACGGCCACGCTCAGTTCAATCAATAAAAACGTGATCGCATGGATTCCGGTTCCCAACGCGACGGCCTATGACGTATTCGTCTCAATCAGCCCGGTGGCCATCGGATACCTGGCTACGGTCACATCGCCAAGCTATACCGACACGGGAACGCCAGCAGTGAGCGTCCCCAACCTCCTGACGTTCAACGAGAGCGGATATTCTTCGATTCAGCCGGGGCTGCACGTCGGGAACATGTCGTGGGCCGATGTGTGGACGATTCCCAATATCAATAATTATGGCGCGGCTCTGGCATTCGATTCCGCAAACACAACGCTGGTGGAAAAAACCATCAAGCCAGCCGGATCGGGGAATTTGCCCTATGCCAATTACGGATTCGCGGCAGGCCAGTTTATCGCCTACGGCCATGGAACGAACTGGTCACCGACGGCCCTGAACCTGATCGCGATCGGCGATACGGACAATCCTACAAACGGAATCAACGGGGAATATGCCATCGCGATCAATGATATTCAGTCTCCGACGATCGGAGCTCCGTGGGTGCAAGGCTTCGCAGGTGCAGGCATCAATTTTTCTCCGGGGATAACCAAAACACTGATCGGCGTGTACGGGACAGCCCAGAACTTTACGACACCCAGCTCCATACAATTAATGACCGACTTTCTCGGCGAAGTATTTCTCGGAACAGGTTCCAACAACATCGGGATCTGGGCAAACTACTTTGGTTCCACCAACGATTTCATGGGGCATACGAACGTGGGCAAAGCAGCCTTGACTGCGGTGTACTATTCTGCCGACGCGAATCAATCTGGCGCGGGCGCGAACGATTGGTCTTTTTACTCCGCAGGTGGGCAAAACAGGTTCGCCGGGAACCATGAACTAACGAATCTAACGGCCGCCACGAGTGGGGCGAATCGTTCATCCCCCATCTTTTCCTTGAAAGGCCAATACTGGACAGGCTCAGCCACCGCTTTTGATAGTTGGACTTCGACAAACACACTTGGAACAGGAGCTAATCCGAGTTCCACTCTGAATATCAATCACACGGGATCATCCGGTGTGGCGGCTATGGCAGTGCAGGGTTTTTTCTCCACGACGGCGACTACGGTGAGCGCACTGCCAGCCGCGGCGGCGGGAAATGCCGGCCAGCAAAGAGTGGTTTCGGATTCAACGGCAGTGGCCGCAGAAGGCCAAACCTGCGTGGGCGGGAGTACGAACACCGCGCTGGCATTTTCAAATGGCACCGTTTGGAAATGCTTCTAAGATACGCTGGAGCATATTTACTGTTAGAATGATGGAACGAAATAGGCAAGGGCGAAACTGGGGCTGGGGGCCATGTGGGTGACACAGGATTTCAGTTTCCTCCGAAATGCGATTTCCGGTGCGCGGACGGAACCGATTGTCCCGTGCCCGCTTCGCATTTCTGGGGTCCGGTGAAGGCGTGCTGCACGCACTTCGAGGAATTCGCCCTCAGCCTGTTGCGCCTGGATAAACTGCCGCACGACGCCAAGCATATCGACATCGTGGAGGAATACAATCGCCAGTGCGGGCGGACGTCGGTGATACCGGGAACGAAGTGCGAGTCGAATGACTGAGCAAAAGGCCCCGGTAAGGGGCGCTTTTGCGGTAAAGCTGACCTCGTGATTCGTGACTTGGTGATTCGTGACTCGTGAAACCCTGGAATTTCTGATCGCGGCAGCGGGAGCTCTCACGGGAGCTGGCGGCGCATGGGCGGTGATGCGGTTTCGGATCAACAAAACCGCTGGGGACGTGAACGGATTGGGACGAAAGTACGGACGCTCGATCGCGTTTCAATTGCGCGCGCTGGCCGAGGATGAACCGATTAACAAGCGGAAGCTGATGCACCTGGCGGACTTGATTGACCCAAGATAGATTTTGGGATAGGGAGAAAAAAGATGCAGATTAATTCGTACATTCACCAGCATCCCTACGCGTGCATCGCAGCGCTCTGGGCGTTCAGCAATATGGTGCTGTACATGCCGCCGCCGGAACCGGCTTCCTCGGGATTTTACAAATGGCTGTTTGGCGTGTTGCACGCACTGGCCGGCGCGATCCCGCGCATCGCTAGCAATTTCCTGCCCGGAGATTCGATCATCGGAAAGGCGCTGGCCGGCGGCAATGGACTGACGAACGGGAATTCCACAGCCGCGCCCGCCGCAAAGGTTGACGGCGCGCCGCCGAAAGGGTAGAAAAGCGCATGCCCATTCGCGATGATTCCGCTAAACCCGAACCGCACGAACCTCCGCAACTCGTGGAAAAGCATTTTCAGGATGCGCTGCACGATATCGGCATGATCCTGCGCGCAGTCCATTCCGCAGCCACGCCCGGGGAGCGCATCGTGCGCATCGCATGGGTAATCGGACGGCTACCCGAAGGCTTGCGCGAAACCGTGATCGCCGAAGCGCAGAACCGCGTGGTAGTCGGCTGGGCGGCGGGCAAATCTCCGACAGATTGGTGACTTGGCTTGCCCTGAACGTAGTGAAGGGTGACTCGTACATGCGCAAGACGCTGTGGACTTTGAACATCGGGAACTACGCTCCGGAACTGTGCGATCTGACGTATCCGCTGCTGCTGGCCTATGCGCGGAAAATGGGCGCGGATTTCCAGATCATCAACGCGCGGCTCTTTCCGGAAATGCCCGTCACCTACGAAAAGCTGCAAATCTTTTATCTGGGCCGCGGAAACGATTGGAACGTGTACGTCGATTCCGACGCCATGGTTTTTCCGGATATGTTTGACGTCACGGAGCGCATCCCCAAAGATACCGTGGCGCACTACGGCCGGGACTTCGCGGACAACCGCTTCCGCGCGGACGCCTATTTCCGCCGGGACGGACGCAACATCGGCGCGTGCAACTGGTTTGCCGCGGCAAGCGATTGGTGCATGGATTTGTGGCACCCACTGAGGTCGATCGACAATTTCGACGGAACGCTTGGGAATGCGCCATTACAAAATGTACTCAGCCAAATTCGGCCCATCGTGATCGAGCGGCAGGCGGATATCGACGCTTCGCACCTGATCGACGATTACGTGCTCTCCCGGAACATCGCGCGCTACGGGCTGAAATACAAATGCGTGCTGGATATGATCCGCGAATCGGGAGACAAAGGCGTCTACACGTGGCACACGCACCGCATGCCGCTCGCCGAAAAAGTAGCGCAGATGCGCAAGGGCATCGAATCGCTGGGCCTGGATAAAATGGACGAGTACCGCGTCTGCAAAGGTTTCCAGCTTGACGCCTGGCTCGCCGAGTACGGCACAGATCGCGCGCGGACTCAGGTAGAAGAAATGCGCACGACGAACGACAAGTACGACAAAGCAGCGCGATGATTTCCGGTTTTCACCAGTCACTAATCACGGTCACTAATCACGAGTCACCGAATCACATGGCCTTTAGTCTCACTGTTGACAAGCTGGAAGCGGACGGCACCATCCGCGTGCGGCACGTCTTTTTCGGGGATACCCTAGAGGAATGCGAGCGGCTGCGCGACGATCACGGGGCGGGATGCCAGGCGTTCGGCCCGGCCCTGAAACGCGGCCACAAAGGCGTGATCGAAGTGGCCGAGGAAGTGGACGAAATTCCGGAATGGACCGACGATGACGAAGAGTGATTTTCCCTACATCTACGCATGGGGTCCCTCGTTCATGCGTCCAACAAACCGTAAGGGAATGCGATGCCGGGTGCTCGTTCGCGGCAAAATGAATTCCTGCCTTTTAGAATTTGAGGATGGATTCCAAACCATCACGAGCCGAAACGCGATTCGGAAACCGTCCAACTCGCTCACTGAAATTCTACAAAACGCACCGTTGCTTGGATTGATCCCGCCGGGCAGGTTATGACATCTCAAGACATTTCCGCGCTGATTCTTTCCACGGCTGCGGCGTACGGCGTGGATCCTCGGCTGGCGCTGGAAGTGGCCGTGCAGGAATCGGGCTTGAACGAATCCGCCGTGAGTCCGGCCGGCGCGATCGGAGTGTTCCAGCTCATGCCGGCGACGGCGGCGGACATGGGCGTCGATCCCACCGATACCACGGCAAACATTCAGGGCGGCGTGAAATATCTCTCCGAAATGCTGGCGCGCTACGGGAACAACGTGGCGGAAGCCCTGGGCGCGTACGACTGGGGCCCGGGCAATATGGACAAAGCCATCGCCGCGCATGGCGCCGGCTGGATGAACTACGCCCCGCTCGAAACGCAGGACTACGTGCAGACGATCGTTTCCAATATTCAGAGCCAGTACAGCGTGGCTCTGAATAGCGCGCCCTTGCCGGGCGCGACTGCCGCTGACGGGACGCCCGTGGACGAGGCGAGTGTGCTGCCGCAAGGCTGGAATTTATCCACAGCCCTGTGGATTGGCGGCGCGATTCTGGTAGGATGGGCGCTATTCAGCTTCTTGGAGTGAGTATGGAAACTCAACAATCAAACAACTTTGAAGGATGGGCCGTAGTGGAACTGTTTGGCCATCAGCGCGAAGTGGGATTTGTCACCACGCAGATTTTTGGTTCGGCGGTTCTGTTCAGGATTGATACTCCCGAACTGCCGGAACGCGAATACACACTCCAACGCCCCGCCCACGCGAATCTTCATCCGCCCACGGAGAATGCCAGCACGACGAAATGGTGCCCGGCGGGATCGAAAGTAAAACGGCAAGCGGTTCCCGCGCGTACGAAACTTGTCGGGCCATCGGCCATCTACGCGATGACGCCGTGCACTGAAGCTACGGCGATGATGGCGATCGAGCGATCCATCGAACCGCCGCTAATTCTTTTGGAACTGGCCGCAGCGCCGATGCTGACAGAAACGTTGCCCGGTGAATCCGCGCAACGTGACGAAAGTGAGCGGTGCTGCTCGGAGTGTGGCGCAACTCCGGAGGAAGATCACGATATCGGTTGCAGTTTCGGTTCGGGTTCGGATGATGATGAAGGCGACGATCCGCTTTGAGATTCGTTTCTTTTAACTGACGAGAGCGAAACGGGGAAGGGGCGTTCAGCTTCTAGAGCTGCCCTTCCCCGGAGTAGCAGCGCACATGGAGTGCGCGGTGGATAAAATGTCCGATGACACCGGAATGGTTTTGTCGCAGGCTTCGCGGGAGTATCTGGCCAAGGTGCATCCGGAGCTCGCGCGGCGCGTGGAGAACTTGGCCGAGGCGCTGGCCACGGACTTGATCTTGATCCAGGTGGACGCGGGGATCCGCACCGCGGAGCAACAGCACGCCATCTGGGTAAAAGGGCGAGAACTGCCCGGCCCGATCGTGACGCACGCCGATCTATACCAATCGAATCACGTGATCGGCTGCGCCGTGGACGTATTCGTGGAGAACGTGGACACGCGGGAACCGGACTGGAACGCCACGCACCCGGCCTGGCAGCGCATCGTGGCCCTCGCGCCGCAGTACGGACTGCGCGACGGCAAATCCTGGCACGACCTGCCGCACCTCGAGCTGCAGGAAATTCCCACGGAGCCGCCCGGCGAAGTACAGACGATTTGCAAAGTACAGGGAGTTGCGGCCGTATGGGATTTTCTGCGAATCCCCACATTGGGAAGCTGAACCGTGCACGCGCTCGGACAATTCGCGCGCTACGTACTGCACGATCCGTCCGTTTACGCCCTCGCCGCGCTCGTTCTGTTTTTCGCCGCGCTTCTTTACGCGGTGCCGCTGTTTTGCTTGCTGGCGCGGTTTTTGGGTTGGCCATGGCGGCGGCGGGCGCGCTCCTGGCGGTAACGATCCTCGGCACGCTCGAATGGCTCACGATGCAAATCCTTGGATGAATCAGTCGGGCACTTTCGCGGTAAAACTGTGGTAGCATCGTGCCACTGACGAGGGGAGAACTAGGCTGCTGCGCTAACATTCCGGCTAGCGCGGCAGCCTTTTGACCCTTCGATGAAAACGTCTCAGGGCAAGCAGCTAAGCGCATATGGAATGCGCGTGAGGGAACGATGAGCGTACTGAAAAAGATCGGCATCTTTCTGGCGGGGGCGGCTTCGGACATCACGAAGATTATGGGGTTTCCGTTCATCAGCCAGTTGCTCGGATTGATCCCCGGAAAGCTGGGGCAGACGGTGACCACCGTGGCGGGCGACCTGAATACCTTCGCGGGAATCGTCTCCGCCGCCGAGGCGATGTATCCCTCGATCGCGGGGGCCAAGACCGGTTCGGCCAAACTGACGGCCGCCGCGCCCCTCGTGCAGAAGTCCATTCTGCTATGGGCGGAATCGAACCTGCCCGGGCACAACAAGATCATCACCAGCCCGGAGCTTTTCGCGCAGCACTGCCAGAATTTCACCAGCGCCTTTGCGGATATCCTGAACGATTTTGGAGAGTAAGCGCTTTGACAGAAGTCCTCAAATCGGAGGGACATGCGCAATGGCCCCTCATTCGACTGAAATATAACCTGTACGACACGCTTTTCCTCCCCGAAAACATGCCCGGCGACAAAGCCCATCTGTTCACAATCCCGATGGGATGCTACGCCGGACGCAAGATCAAAGAGTTGGAACACACCAACATGCAGATGTGCGGTTGTTTACCGGCTCCCGAAGAATTCGGCGTGCGGGAAATTCAGTGCGCCTTTTATCAGGGCGGTGAATTCATCGATGCGTTTCCCGGCAGTCTAAAGCTGCAACAAAGGCTCGACGTGGTTCTAAATTTGCCGACGCGGAATATTCAGAACCCGCATTTGCGATCCCTCACGCACGTAGCACGGCATCCATATGCGAAGGGCTTTCTAGAACTTGCGGACACAGAGACGCCGATCCTGACGAAGCTGCGAACGATGGAGTACTTTACTTGCATCTTGGAATTGGAACGTAAACCCGACATTCCCACTGAATTTCTCGCCGTGTTGATTGGCGATCTTTTCGCTCCGCCTGACTATTTCAGCGTGACGTAAACGAATCGCCCTCAATCTGCGCGACATCTCCCCGGTCCGCGTTTCCACCGGCGCACAAATCAAGTTAACGAGCCACGTGAGCGCCGCGCTTGCCATGGATTTCCTCCCGAAGTTGATGGCGGTTTCACCGTGAAATTGTGTTGCGCGGCCTGAATGTGCCACACGATCGGGGCGACGAAGAACGCCCGCCACAACGGATGTAAATAGCGATTGTGTACGTGGTTTTTCCACTCGTAGGCCGCGAAGCCCATGCCCGCGTCAACGCCCGCCCACGCCGCCATCACTTTGGCCGTGGACCGCGAACCGTTGAGCAGTCCCCCGCCCTCGTAGGCGTTCGCATGCGCGGCAAAGAGTTCGTGCGTCGAAACGGCGTCCACCGTCCAGGCGGCGCCGACCGCTCCCACTCCGATCCAGAAATCCTTGTCGCCCACCATTTGGGCTTGAGGTTCCGGCTTGTCCGGCAGAATGTCTTTCGGCGCCGGCGCCGCGAAGCACGGCACACCGAAAAAGAGCGCGAGAAACCAACCTAGTTGAATGGCAAGGCGAATACGATTGATGTTCATGGCCGCCCCTTTTTCCCATAAATATCTTCCCACGAAGCGGTGAGCTTGGCCGCCCGCAAGAGGGTCTGCGCTTCCTCATTGGTAAGGGTTTTCCCGGTCAATTGTTCGATCCAGGCATGCTCTTCCGGCGCCAGTAAGGGAGAGTTCTCCGCGGTGCTTGCCCTGAACTGTTTCTGTGAAGGGTCCATGCATAGAGAATCGCGCGCGGAGCGGGCTGGGCGTAATAGTCCCGGGGTACCGTTCGTCTGGTACTAAAGTTTAGTCAAGAAACGGGAGTTCTACGTCGACGTTGCGAAGGCGGGCGAGGGCCAGTTTGCGATATTCGTCCTTTTCGCCGTAGGCGACATCGGCGAGCACGGCGTGGCGGCGCAGGGCGCGCGCTACGCGTCCCGTGGTGCCGCTGCCGGCAAAGGGATCGAGTACGAGGCACGGGCGCGTCTTGCCGTGCTGTCCGCGGCATTCGCAGGTGGGACGCCAGCCGATTGTGTCGCCGGGTTGGTAGTTCTCGTAGAAGTTTGTGCCGCCGAAATCGCTGTTTTGATTCCGGTTTATACCCTGAGATTTCAGCGCATTATCATTCCAGCTTTTTCCACTGGTCGCGGGATCTCTCGTCACGCGCTCCCATGGGGCGCCGCACTGCGTGCAGGCGCCGCGCACAGACGTGGCGGCCAGGATGCACTGGTGGGGAATCTCTTCGGGGAATGTGGCGAAGTGCGCGCCGGAAAACGGCTGCGTGGGAAACATCCAGACGTTGCGGATATTGCGGTAACCGAGCACGTCGCGAGTCGACTCCGCCCAATCTTTGTGCACGCCTTCGTCTGCCCGGGCCCGTGCTTTCGGACCACCATCACCCCTGCCGCGCGAATGCGTGCCTTTCGGCGAACCATTCCAGCCAGTTGCCGCAGGCTCGCGCACGGCGTAGGCATCCCAGAAATATCGCTCCGATTTGGTGAGCATCAGGATGTGCTCGTAGGCATCCGTGGGGCGATCGGTGCAGGATTCGGGCATGGGATTCGGTTTGGCCCAGATAATCAGCGATCGGATCCACCATCCATCTTGCTGCGCGGCGATGGCCACGCGCGCAGGAATCAGACACAAATCTTTCGGTTTTAGATTTGGCGCGCTGCGACTTCCAACTGTGCGGCTGCCTATATTGGTCGCCTGCTTATATCCGAGACAATCGCCATCGCCAGACTTGCGCTGATTTGGACTCGAGTTGTAACTGTCCCCGATATTCCAGAACAGGACGCCATCGGCGCGCAGGACGCGGCGCATCTCCCGTAGAATTTCCACCGTGTGAGAGATGTACAGCTCGATCGTGGGCTCGAGTCCGTACGCCCCGCGCCATGCTCCGCACTTCTGGCAGAATTTCCCTTGGATCACTTCCGTGCGTCGCCACGCCACGCGCTTTTCTGGTGGCTGCAGTTCGTCGCGTCCGTTGCGCGTGTGGTTCCATCGGGCGGTATCAGTGTGGTTTGTGGCGTTGACGGAAATCGATTCGCCCCATACGTGATGCCATCCATCGATCGGGCTGTTGATCAATTTGCCCGAGAATACGCTGCAATCGTCCGGATGGTTTGGTCTATCGGGATGCGGAGTGCCCCAGATGGATTCCTGCTCGCCGGCGTACTTGCGCAAGCCCCAATATGGCGGCGATGTGACGATGCACTGGACGGATTCGTCCTCGATGGGCAGGTGCCGGGCGTCGGCCTGGATCAACTGCATATCGCCCTTCGTGGGATCGAAAATCATGGCCCTAGGACGCCGCAAGGGGCGTTTTGGGGGTTGGGTTGGACTTCGCATAGCGGGGCGGGCGGGTTTGTGCGCCTGCGGGGCTGGTATTGGCGGGAATCGCCCTTCCTTCGTCAGGGTAAACGGGAATGGGGTGTCTGGTCATCAGTTATCCACAATCCCGGTGAGCGTCTGACGGACGTAGCGCAGATACTCGTCCGGTTCTCGTTTGTCGAATTCCTGGCAGGTTGGCATCTCATGGATCACGGCGTAATGGGCCGAGTCTATGTAGAATTTGCGCCCGCAGGGGCAGACGCCCTCGTAATCCGGCATGATTTCGTCAAGTCGTTTCGTCATGGAGGAAATTTTCATTTGTTGAACAAGTCCCTTTGCTCCGCGCGGGCTGGCAGTCTGGCTGCCACCAACTTGCCAACGAATCCACGTCGTGAGTCCATACGTCCTCTTTTCCGCAAAAGCGCCCCTTTAGCCTGAGCCTTCTTGCCGAAGGCTTACCGGGGCCTTTTGCTCTTAGGCTTTCGCAATCTGCGCTTTCATTTCCTGGACCGACTTGTACGCGTCGCCTTCGATCGTCAGAAAACCTTTTTCCGCTAGGCTCGATAGGCGCGGGGAGAGCACTTTTAGGTTGGCGTTCTTTTCGATCACGCCGCGGCGGCGCAGCTCGTTGCCGACGTCGACGCGGGTTTTCGGTTTGTCGAAGAATCCTTCGTGGACGAGCAGGGCCACGCGGCCGTCCAGCGTGTTGCCGTTCGCGCGGATCACCTGGCGCTCCACCTTTACGCGAATCTCCGGGCGGTGCGTCAGGATTTCCAGTATGCCGGGGTCCACCGCGGCGCGGGATTTCACGTAGCCGTAGATGTAGTCGAGGTCGGGCACGGTGAAGCGGAGTCCGTGGCCGTTTGTCGGCGGATCGTCAGGATGCGGATAGTCAACGCCCGTATATCTAGGCGGGGTGAAATCGGGCACGGGATGCCGCAGCCGATCCTCGAATTGCTCGTCGGAGACAAGTTGCCCTTCCAAGTTCTGCACGCGGGCGGCGAGCGCGTCGTGGGCTTCGATCAGGGCTGCGTGATCTTTCAAAAGATCACGCAGCGCGATCAGAAATATCGTTGATCCTAAGCCGTGCGGATTTTCGGACGGCGATGGAAAATCAACGAAATACTGTTTTACGATTTCAAACGGTGTTTGTTTTTCTTGCGGCATCTGGCTCTCACTTCCTGGCGCATTCGCGCCTCTTTGGGAACGAACAGATGTTCCAAGTACGGCCT